GTGTTGTACCGGTTGGCATAATTGTTGATGGTTGATTACCATTATTCCAGATACATTTATATACGTTATATTGAGTTGTAAGGACATAGAAGTTTGAATCTTCTAGGCGTGTAGCCCCGGAGTAAGCAGGACCGAATCCAAACCCAGTAGTTTTATCATATGCATCATCATAGTCATCATACACTTCACCTGACATCCAATCAATACGTCTTACAACGTATGATACATCAGATGGTTTAACAAGTTTAGCAGTTAAGATATCACGACGAACGTGAAGATCATATCTAAAATTGTCTGATGGTTCACCAGGAGCATCAGTTGTTGGGTTAGCAGGAATAAATGGTGACAAGAAATCTTGCCATGAGTTTTCCTTACCAAACCAATGATAGTAACGTGCTGTTCTAGACGTTACTTCCTGATATATAGCATCAGCAATTGTTTTCTTAAACTTTGCTTTAAATATTGAATATGATGAAGCCATTTAATTATCCTACAGTGATCACCCAAGAAATTGCGACTGTTTCAGTGGCTGATTTATTAATAACAGGGAATGTTGTTCTACATAACATAGTACCGGCAGTTAATTTATGACCTGTACCTGATGTGCCTGTTATATTTATTTGAGTTCCAGCATTTGCATTTGATTCTGATGTTGCAAGTTGAATTGTGTTTGGATCAATAACAATTACATAATATGTACCACCGTCAGATAAACCTGTAATTGCAACATTACCACCATCTGTATATGTTACTTTATCTGCAGTTGTAAATCCATGTGAACTAATTGTTATATTATCACTCGCATCATCAACATCGTTATCACCATCAAATGATAAAACTGATGAGGAAGCTGCATTAAAGATACCTGCTTCAACAAGAGCACCAGTTCCTGTACCTGCTCCAAATGTTGCATTAAATGTTGCTGATACACCAGATGGTGTTGCGCTTGATACTGCAACACGAGCTAATTCGTTTTGTAATGCTGTTTGTGCAACAGCAGCAGTCGATGAATCATCACCAACAGCCATATGACTCATTACATCAAAATCATTATTACATAATCTTTGTGCAATGAATTCCTTTCCTGACGTTACGACGAGGTTAGGAACTTCTTTACTATAGTTTTCCTTACCATCTTTATCGTATTTTTTAATTGACAAACGCCCTGTCAATTTAATACTGTCTTTTAACATGTTTACTCCTAAGTTATAGACCTAAAAGGTCATCCGTTCCTATATCGTTTTCTACATCAATTGTTGGTATTGATAATATATTCATATCAACTGTTCCACCATTTAGTGATAAGGTATTTAAATCAATATCTTGTTCATCAGATGTAATACCTACACCTTCACCAGGCTCATCACCAAGTACTCCTGTAAAATCACCATCATCAACAGTTACCACAGGTGAACTTAGTACATTTCTACCATCACCAAAGAATGTTAACATACCTGGTGGGTTATAGTCTTCTTCAGGTATTACATAGAATTCTAAATCATAAGGTTCAACTTTAATTAAACCACCCTGATCAGTAGCATATGTGTAATCTGTTGGTATAGTAGTATTTATTAAAGTAAATGTAGCCTTAGATACCCATTCTGCAAGTTCAATACTTCCTTCAATTCCAGCTACAAAATTATTTTGAATTTGATACTCACCAAATAATGCTGTACCAGCAGGATGTAAATATGATTTAGCAATTGATTTATATTTTTCTAGTTTTTCATCAACTGTAATAAGATATGAATATTTTTGATAATAATAACTATCTTGTATAAACATATCATCGTCAAGGAAACTATCATTTGTTGAATAATACCCTTGATATTTTGCTACAGCACCAATATCAAATCTTATTAATGCAAAGTTAGTTTCTTCTGATTCACCTATTCCAGTTTCTTCAAAAAACTGTTGTATAATTGTACCTACATATGTTGGTTCACCATAAGAAGTTACAGCATAATTAGGACTTAATGCATATCCGTATTCTTGGTAATTTTCAATTTGTGAATCATCAGGTAATGAATATTGCCTTGTAACACCTTTATCTAAAGTAAAGCTTGAACCAGTAGTACTAATTCTTGTTTTTGATGTAAGTAAGAAAAAATCATTTTCATAACCGGCACCAAACCGAATATTAACAACACCAGTAATACCGCCCGTTGAATTAACACTTGTTACTTTTAATAATTGTGTAATTGTTGTACCACCAGAAATAGTAGTACCTTCAATCAAATCACCAATTTTAAATCCTTCACCAGGTCTTACAATTGTTGCCTTAGTGGATGTTGGTATAATATTACCAGTAATGCCATTAAAATTGATTGTATAATTAGTTTCAATTGTACCGAAGAAGTTTTTATCTATAAATACTTCGTATATATTATCTTGTATATGTTTAACACGCGTAACAAAAACATTAATAGATACATTTGTTCCAGAAACAACAATTCTATTTCCTGGTAATAAGTTTGCATTACCGGCAGTAATGTCAATAAACATTGACATCTCTTGGTTCCAACGACCGTCTGATGCCTTAAGTACAGTATCCCAAGGATATGAAATATCTGCAACTTTATTATATAGAATTTTAAATAAAAACTTATAAGAAGATTCTGTACCTTTTGATTTAAATAAAGGTTTAATCTTTCTTAAAAATAATTTTTTATCAATGTACGGGTAATCTGTGCCACCAAGTATATCAAGTTCACGTCTAAAATATTCTACATATTCATCAAGTGTATTATCAATATCTCTTAGTTTTAATAAATCACGGCGTTCATGTTGATCTAACCATTCATAGTATCCTTTTAAGAACTCTACAAATATTGGGTAGTCTGATCGTACAAACTCTGGTACCTGATTAGATACAACACTTTTTAATTTAATATCACTCATCTATTAATTTCTGCTTGATGTAAATACGTAGTTAGAATTACCTGCTTGATCTCCTTGAGCCACTTTATCAGCAATAACATTAACAAATATGTTATTATCAGGAATCTGTACTAATTGATTACGTATTGAAGCAACATCATTTGATTGTGGTTTAATAATTAATTCAAATGCTGGGCTAGCGGCTGTATCAATGCCAGTAATTTCTATTTCATTCATTTTAATATAACCTGTATCATAGTCAATTTCACCAAAATTACGAATATAGTTTTTAATATCATTTTCAATATAATACATTTTTAAATAACCAGTTTGATTATCTGAATTTGGGAAGTCTTCAAGATACATCATTTGGTCATAACCAGCAATCATAAATCCATGAGAGGATACTGATTGTTCTGGAACGCCACTGTGGTAGATCGGGTTGCCAAGGTTGATTTCGTATGTTGTATTACTATTATATCTTACATCAATTTCTCTATGTAATTTAATTGTTGTAATATTACTTAATATAGAATCTTCAGTAGCATCAATATTACGTGATAGATTAGAATATTTAAATATTCCGGTAAATGATTCTAAATGATCATCATTATAATCTTTAATTGTTTGTATGACAAGATCTTTAATATCACTTAATGCACGTGTTGTAAGATTAGGATTATAATAAACTGTTGTTGTTACTTCTAAATTAATATATTCTGGATCAACAATTTCTGGTGTAATAGATACAACGTTTTTATTCTTTAATATTTCTGTAATGATCAAATCTTTTTGTGCTGCTGTTAAAGCATTTGTTGTTTCTGGTTTAATTGATAAAAATACTTTACCATATTGTGCAGGAATGTTATCTTCACCACCCCATACATTAATCGTTTGCGCATCAGGGTATGCTCTATAGATTGTGGCCTTATAGTCTTCTGTTGTAACAGCTCGATTTTGTGCAGTGTAATATCTTGGTGCATTATATCTTATTGACTCAATATCTTCAACATCTGTACCACCGGTTGCCGCTAATGTTGTTGTTACAGCAGTATTACCTCCAAGAAGTGTAGCACCTTGGTATGAAAATACTCTAGCACCATTTGCTTCTGTTTTATTTGTAGTCATATATGTTATTGTTACAACATTACCATTTGCTAATTCTTTACCAATTGTATTATTACCAAATTCTAATTCGTATAATTCACCTTCTATTTCTTTTACAAAAAATACTTTTGATGTACCGTCTAAATCTAATAATTCATCTTGTCGCACAAATGTTTCAAATGTACCACTTGATGCATTTTCTTGTACTCTTACTTTCACAGTACTTAAGTCTACATCTTGATTTGGTATTAAATAACGTGTTCCATCTGCAACAGT